CGATACACTACGTACCGCTATGACCAAGATCAACACCAATTTTGAAGATGTTTATCAACTTGTTGGAGATCCTTCTACAGGACTTTTAACTACATCACTGACCAACGGTGACGTAAAAATTCAACCAAACGGCACAGGTGTTGTTGAAATTGATCAATTGCAAATCAATAATGCGGCAATCACACCAATTGCGACAAACAGTGACTTGACATTGTCGGCAAATGGCACAGGAAACATTATTGTAGGTGCTCTTAAAGTAAATGGTACTACAATTAGTTCAGATGATTCAACGAAAATATCAATAGCAGAAGCGGTTGATGTAAATGGACATTTAAAAGTAACAGGCGCACAGATAGACTTCACGGCACTTCCAACTTCCGATCCGGGAGTGGCAGGAAGATTATACAGAGATGGCGGAACAGTGAAGGTAAGCATATAAGATGGCAAGAATTGATATCAACACAGGCTCGAAGGCAAACGACGGAACAGGTGATGATCTAAGATCAGCATTTATTTCGGTCAATGCAAACTTCACAGAGTTGTATGCGGCGTCACCCATATCATCACAGATAACCATTGAAGGAAATAATATTTCTTCTAATGTTTCAAACGCGAACATCAATTTGGTACCAAGTGGCACAGGATCAATCACTATGCCAGGCATCACAATAGACGACAACAAAATATTTGCAAACAGAAGTAATGACGACCTAGTGTTGAATGCATCTGGAACAGGAAACATAGTTGTTGGTGCATTGACTATTAACGGCACAACAATCAGTGCCGCTGACAGTTCAGCGATTCACTTTGCTGAATCAAACATAACATTAGGATCCATCAATATAACCAATAACGTGATCTCTGCAACTGACTCTAGCGTGATAGATTTTGGCGGTGAGAGGATTTCAAATATTGCGACTCCTGTTGAGAACACTGACGCGGCGACAAAACTTTATGTAGACGGATCACAAAAAACATTTGGTAATCTAGAAATTGAAACAAACGCATTACGTAATACAGTAACTAACAATGACCTACAATTACAAACAGTGGGCACTGGTATGATTGAAATCAATAATCACACACACATCACTTCTCGTCAGGTCACACACGTTGGTTCGTCTGGTGTGCAACCCTTGGATAGTTTTACTGCGGCAACGTTCAGAGGCGGAGAATACACTGTCAGCGCCAGCGACAGCACCAACACAAGATTTGAAGTTGCAAAAATTTTAATAACACACGATGGAACAAACGCATACATCAACTCACAGAGCGTAGGTTCACAGGCTACACAAATGGCCACTTACACTGCGGACATCAGTAACGGGCAAGTGAGGATATTGATTGTCCCTCAATCAAGTGATTCTGTCACTTACAAGATGTTCAAAAAACTTATAGTAGTTTAAAATATTACGTTCGGTTTATAGAAATCTTAATAAATAACTGTATATGACAAAGCAAACTATAAATTTAGGTACGCAGGCAAACGACGGAACAGGTGATCCGTTAAGAACAGCCTTTACTAAAATCAACGCAAACTTCACAGAATTATACGGTGCCACAGACGAGGCAAACGATCTTATTGAGGACACTACTCCTCAGTTAGGTGGTGACCTAGACATTAATGGCCACAAAATTACAACAGCAAGATCGAACGAAAACATTGTTTTAGATCCTGCAGGAACAGGAACAGTAGAAATAAATGCAAATACAAATGTAACTGGAAATATTACAGCAACAGGCGACATTGTTGCTAACGGAAACATAAACTTAGGTAACGCGGCAGGCGACCAAGTGAAAGTTACTGGTGTATTTGAAGCAGACAACATACAAATTGACGGAACAACAATAACAACCAACACCACAAACGGTTCAGTAAGCATAAGTGGAAACGGAACTGGTGGAGTAAATGTTGGAAGTGTTACAATCAATGACAACGAAGTCACAGCAAGTAACAGCAATGACGATCTAGTATTAAATGGATCAGGAACTGGCGCTGTAAAGGCCAGTGCATTGAAATTCAAAGGCACAACAATTTATTCAGACGATTCAACAGTGGTCAACATCAACGAAGGTTTAGTTGTTGACGGAACTGTTTCATTGGCATCTACACTGACAGTTGGAACAAACGCAACAGTATCAGGAAACCTAGCAGTCACTGGTACGTCAGCATTGACAGGTGCAGTAACTATAGATTCAAACATCAACATCACAGACAACGTGGTAACAACAACTGCTTCAAACTCAGATTTAGTATTGAGAGCGGCAGGTACAGGAGGCATTGTTGCTTCTGGTATACGAATGGTTGGAACTACTATTTCTGCAGATGACAGCACAATAATCAACATCAACGAAGGTTTAGTTGTTGATGGTACTGCAAACGTTTCAGGAACATTATCAACTGCAGATGTTACAACAACAGGAAACATGACTGTTTCGGGAAGTTTGACGCCAGGAACACTTGGCATCGGTGACTTGAACATCACAGCAGACGGAACTATCACAACAGATACAAATGGTGACATAAACTTGGAGCCAAGTGGTACAGGTGCAGTAAAAATATCAGGTAACACAACTATCACTGGCACAGGAACAGTGGATGGACAATTTAATGTTGATAATTTAAGAATGGACGGAAACGTTCTTTCAGCAACAACAGGTTCAATAACTTTAACACCAGCAACAGGCATGAACGTTGTGCTAGGTGGCATAGCAACCGCGGCAGAATTCCAAGCAACACTTGGTGAATTCGTAAAATTAAGAACAGATACTTTAGAATCTGACACTTCCAATGCTGACTTGACCATTGGCACACAAGGTACTGGAAAAATTGTATTGAATGCTGACACATCCATGGCAGGTGCATTTATTGGTAGCAGACAAACCATCAGTGGTGCGGGTGCAATCAACCTAACAACATTGTACACCGAAATTACAACAACCGGTGCAGATGCATACACACTAGCAAATGGCGTAATAGGTCAGATGAAAATAATCGTAATGGTTGTAGACGGTGGTAACGCAACTATCACTCCAACTACCTTTGCAAATGGTACATCAGTCTTAATGGATGCTGTACATGATTCGGTTACATTAATTTATGGTGCTAGTGGTTGGCAAGTAATTGCTTCACGTAACGTAACTATCAGTTAATAGACATTATAACAAATCCCAATAGCATATAAAACCATATAAATACTGGTGAGGAGTAAGAACTATGACAGCACCAGTGTGGACTACCACAGCAGGAAAAATAGGGTCTGCGGAAGAGCAGGCGTCATTTTCGCTACAATTAGAAGCGACATCCGGATCCACGATCACTTACTCTGTAATTGCAGGAAGCCTACCACCAGGACTTACTCTCACTTCGACAGGCTTACTACAAGGTATTCCTGAAGAAGTTGCCAAAAGGACTCTATACACATTCGTTGTTAGAGCACAATCCGGAGGTACAGTAACCGACAGGACTTTTAGTTTAGATATTAAGGGTGCAGATGCACCTACCTTTAGCACTTCTTCGGGACAACTACAACTAGACGACAGCACATCGGTAGGACTTTACTGGGTGTTGGATGGATCAAGAATTGATTTCCAAATGGTTGCCATAGATTCAGACACGGCGGCCGGACAGAAACTTGCTTTCGAAATAATCCAGGGAGAACTGCCACCGGGAGTCACAATGACAGCAGAAGGAAGATTTTCTGGAATAGTTGAACTTACGCAGGATCAAAATTTTGCACCCAGAGGTGGTTTCGATTATGACTCCTTTCCTGATTGGGATCCAGATCTAGTATTTGGTGAGACACAGAAAACAGGTGCCAATCCTAACAATCCAAGAAACATTTATGATTACTCTGTTAGAACAAAATCTATCAGTAAAAACTTTGACTTTGTGGTCAGGGTGACAGATGGTTCCAGTTATGTGGAACAAAATAATTCAATTTTCGTCTACTCAGCAGACTACTGGAGAGTATCGAACACAGACATCACAGTAGATCAAAGTTTAATAGGTGGCTCAAAACTATCAACAGATTTCAGTGCAAACAGAAAACCAATTTTTAAGACATCAAGTGCGTTGGGTACATTCAGGCATGACAACAACATCGTTGTAAAAATAGATGTGGTTGATTTTGATACCCTGCAGGGCAGTCTGATATACACAATACAATCTGGTGCGTTGCCGGCCGGTGTTAGCATCAATTCCAGCACAGGAGAATTGTCAGGCACATTGGCAAAACAGTCCGCAGTAGAAAAAGAATACGATTTTATTATAAGAGCGACCAGAGTAATTTCAGCAGGAATAGAAGTTTTCTCTGATCAAGCATTCAACATGAAGGTCATAGGCGACATTGACATAGGAATAACATTCTTGTCAAATGCCGAACTTGGAACAATCACTGTTGACCAACCTTGCTTGTTGGGTCTAGAAGCAATAGCATCTGACAAAAACAGGGAGATTGCTTACAGCGTCACTGATGGCATCTTGCCTCCCGGTATAACACTGTCACCGCAAGGAAATTTCATAGGAACAATAACAAACAAAGACATACAAGACTCTGTCATGAGTTACACTTTTACGGTGACGGCCAGTGACCAATATCAATCACAGGCATCTAACAAAGAATTTACAATAAAAATTAATCAACCTTACACAACACTTGAGTTTGCAAACATGAGCGGAAATGCAACTTCTAGGATCGATGAAAATATATTTTACCAAGTGGCACAGGATCCTAATATTAATAACGCAACACATATATTTAGATCTGAAGACCCGGAGTTTGGTATAAAAGTTTCTCCAGAGATGTTGATGCTATCTGGATTAGAAGTTCAGACACTTACAACTTTGCAAAACCAGATGGAAGAAAACCACGCTCCTAAGAAGATGCGTTTTGGTGAACTGAAACACGCAGTTGCTAGATCTGGATCCAGTGTAGTATACGAAGTGGTATACATAGACATGATAGACAACTTGGAAAACAATTTAGGGAAACCTATTTCGAGAGAAATTGTATTGCGTAATGAAGTGGCAAAACCAGTGCTAGGTCCTAGGGCATCTTCTGACAACACCACTGCTGACCGATCCATATACGAAGTCACAACAGATGGCGGGTTGGCATTCAGCACTTCGGGATCAAAAGTAAGATATGCAAACCAACTGTCAGCAGATTTAGACTTTGTTACTTCTGTGTTTCCAAATGCAGTGGCTAATATGAGAACTAGAATGAAAAGCCTTGGGCACAAAGAATACACATACCTACCATTATGGATGAGAACAACACAGGAAGGTCAGAAAGCACCTTTGGGATATGTCAAATCTGTACCAATATGTTTTTGCAAACCAGGTTCGGGCAAACTTATCAAGAAAAGAATAGAAGATAAAAAATTAGTGTGGCAAAATATTGACTTTACCATAGACAGATACAAAATAACAAAGAGTAAAATTACATCAACGTTCACAGGAGACGGCTCAACTAAGGCATTCGAAATAAATGAGATAGTGCATGAAGAGGATATAAAAGTCAACGTGGGATCGGTGTCATTTGTACACACAATTAGTGAAACCGCAGATCAACTTAAACTATTACCACAACTAACAGCAGACACAATGATTAGTTCTGCTGACAGAGGAATGGAAATTCAACTAACACACGACACTGACAACCAAAAGACTACCATTGTGTTCACAACAGCACCAGCACTGGACGAATCAATCACCGTGGAAAGAAAGGCGGCTAAATATCTAGTGTTTAACAACAAAGGAACAATAAATGGCTAGTAAAATCGTACCAGGAAACATAGACGGAACATATCCTACGGCAGGGAAGGACAACTCTTCACAGGGTTTCAGAGATAACTTCACTTCAATCAAAAACAATTTCACAGAAGCAAGATCAGAAGTGTTGGCACTGCAGGCCGGTAAAGCAAATCTTGACGCTTCAAGCGATTTTGCCAACAATGTTGTAACCAAAGCACAATTCAAAGACACTTCACAGACAGTTTTTGCACTTGGCACAACAGGTGGTTCGATAGTATTGAACCATGCAAATGGACACTACCAAACATTAACTACCAATGCAGGATTTGCCATAGGCTTTGCAAATATGCCATCATTTGGGAGACTTGGTACAATAAGACTAGATGTAACTTACTCGAACACATCACACGTCATGACTTTACCCACTGCGGTCAAGTTAGCAGACAATATCACAGGCGGTGACGGTTCTAGTAAACAGATAACACCTACTACCACAGGCAGATACCTTTATGAATTTGTATCTCCGGATGGAGGCGTAACTGTATTGATGCATCAAGTTGGTAAAATGTACAACTAGTAATGCATGACTTCAACCCTTTACAAGAAGACATAAGTGTTTTATCCGACGAAGAAATTTCTAACAGAATAAAATCATTATCTAAAAAAGTTGGAACAGCCAGACGTGGTAGAAATCCTGAACTGCTGTCACAACTCAATCAGGCTTTGCAGGCATATCAGAATGCCATCAGAGAGAGAAGAATTGAGGCGTGGTACAAGAAAAATAAAGAAGTGCGTGGAGAACCAGACCTAGGCGACCTAGTCAACATTGAGTAGTAAGTATTGTTGATGTCAAAAAACATTTCATGGGAAACCGATTTTAAATCAATCATTGTAGTAGACAGTGAATTATTTTCTAACGAGTATGATGTAAAGATCGATATCACTCCTACAACTTCAAGCCTCAAAGAACAGACTGACTACTTTGAAAGGATTAAAAACTTATTTGATCTTGTTCTAGGAAACACAATCACTGTTTGGAGAGAAGATCCTTTGTTTCCTATACTACAGAAAAATACCAATAATAGATTTATAGAATTACCAAAACCTCCTTATGATCAAATCATGGCCGCGGTATGTTTTTGCAAAGCAAACGCAGTACTTGACTCAAGTATAATCATTAATAAATTAGAATTAAGCAGTTGGCAAGGCGATGGTATTACCTACTCGGTTGACAAAGACAGTGATGAACTGTTATTATTAGATACTAAGGACTGGTTTTCTGAAAAATACAAAAACTTTTACCCATGGTGGTTAAGAGCAGACACGGCAACATATGATAAAGAACTCGACAAAGGCATCTACACAGGACACTTCAGTTGGAACACAGACACGATTCCAGTTGACAAGAAGCACGATGACCATGCTAAAATATTTCAATTACATACGAAAGTTTTAGATGGTGGCAAAGATAAAGACAAATGAAACAGGTGATTGCATTTACACAGAAGATAATGCAATTGAACTGCTATACAACAATCCAGATTTAGATTTAAACAAATTATTTTTTGAAGATCCCACACAGTTCAACAGCAGTGTGAGGGAAACAGGTGTTGAATTCACAGCATTGAACACTGTTCCAAAAAGGCCAACACCAGCAGAGTTTGATAAAACAATGCAAGGCAACTGGTTCATGCCAGAGAAATACAGTGACATCGATGTGCTGGAATGGTTGCTAGAAAAGTGTCAGAGCAACGAGGAAACACAAAGGGTCAAAGACGAGTATGTGTTGTTTGAAAAGAAAGGATTTGTAAAAGTCCTGCAATATTTGATATATTTCATAGACACCCTGAGAGCAAATAATATAGTATGGGGAGTTGGCAGAGGATCAAGTGTGAGCAGTTTTTGCCTATTTCTAATAGGAGTACACAAAATCAATCCACTACTGTATAAATTAGATTATCGTGAATTTCTTCGATGATAAGTAATATACATAATAGGAGCATATAATGGCGGCAAGAAAAGCAAAAAAATTGTACAGAACCATGCAAGGTAAAATGGTTGATATAGAAAAACTGAGGGCGGCCAACGAAAGCATAAGAGCAGTTGGTAATATGAATGTAAATGCTCGAGGTGATATGCTAAACAGATCAGGTTCTATTGTACAAAACAAAGCAGAGGTAATGAGAGAATATTACGAGCAACCGAGAGGTGCCGCAAGTGATGTACCTCTAAAAGCAAAACCTTCAATTCTACCAAAGTCTGCACCTAAGACACAGAATCAACAACCTGTTAAACAATTTTCTCCTGCACCAAAAGAGAACCAAGGAACTACAACAAATATATTCAAACCCAAAGTGGAAACTAAAACTGCAAAGACTCCGGAAACTAAAAAAGGTATCGATGCGGCACTTGACGGCTTAGAGTAAATGGGCGAAAAGGAAGACTGTATTCCTTATGCGAACTGCAATAGTCCAATATTTTATTAATCCATACAAATATTCAGAACCCGAATATCACAATCTCGAAACACTACAACAATTAGTCGGTATGTCAGAACGATCATTTCGATCGTACTGCAATAAACACGATATACATTATCATAAAATTAGTAAACCCAGATTACATTATAGACATCCTGCATTTGAAAGATTCGACTTATGGCTCAACGACGAGTGGTGGAACAAGTATGATCAAATATGTTACGTTGATTGCGATGTGTTTGCTCTGCCCTATGCTCCTAACATATTCGATGAATACCCTCAAGACACTTTCAAATACTGCTACTACGAAAAATATAGAAACAGCAAGATAACACAACTAAGAAAAAAACATAAAAAAACATTGTTGGGTGTGTTCAATCCTAGAACAATACGTGATAAGTTTTTCCAAACAGGTGTGTTTGTGCTGACCAAAAACACAGCCAAGCATATGCGTGATTGGATAAAACTATATAAGAAGTTAGATCACACGGACACAGAAATATTAAACTGGGCAGTGTTGCAAAGCAAGGTGCCAACAACAGAGATGGACAAAAAATGGAATTACAAGAATGCACAAATGCTTAATAACCCACAGGTGTATTTTTTCCATCAATGGGGGAAGAAAAAGAAATCCTCTATAGGCAATATCACCAGTTGGTTGAATAAAAATGGTATATTATAGTTGACAAAATTATTAGAAGGTGCTAGTATAACAATATGGGACAGATAGAAGATTTACAAGCAAAAGGTTTTGGATCACATGGTGGAAAACAGTACACCGTTGATAACGATATAACTCCTCTTAAGAAGAGAGTTTTGGTATCACACATGCAGTTTGGAGAAACAAAATCCAAAGGCGGAATTATCCTTATGGATGATGATGGATCAGCAGGTGGCATTCACCCACGTTGGGCAAAAGTATATGCAGTGGGCAATCAACAGGAAGACGTTAAAGTTGGACAGTGGTTGATGATTGCACATGGACGTTGGTCAAGAGCATTCAAAGTGGCAAAAGACGGTAAAGAACTAGAAGTTAGAATGATAGATGAAAACGACATCTTACTTGTATCAGATACAGAGCCAGAGTTCAACTCTAAACAAGCAGGATACGTCAATACAGGTGGTATGCAACAAATGACAAAACTTCCTGGTAACGATTAATCTAAACAATTCCACACTACATCAATTTGACAATATTTTTAAATGTGCTATAATATGATATGCGTATAGGTTTTTGTTGCAAATGGTTGAACGATACATCTGAGTTTGGCGGGATGAAAGTCAATGCCAAAGACAGAGATCTTAATGGCCGGTCAACAACAATGCGTTGGCTCAGAGAACACAAAGACGAAGCAGAACAACGACAGTGGGACATAATGAACCACAACGCATCCGCGGCTGTCAAAATGATCGAACGTGTTGGCACACTGGATCCTGAACGTAGAATGGTCAGGCTTGGTAGTGAGATGCTACAAGGCTACACAGAAAAAGATTGGATAAATTGGTGGCAGAGAAAAGAGGTGCAAGATCATTGTGCTAAAATATTCGCACCAGTCGGAGAAGCATCTAGAAAGCATGACGTAAAGGTCAGTTTCCACCCAGGACAATTTTGTGTGCTGGCAAGTGCAACTCCAGACATTGTAGAAAGAAGCATATTAGAATTTGAATACCATGTTGACTTGGCACGTTGGATGGGGTTCGGCAAGTCATGGCAAGATGGTTGCAAGATAAATGTACACATCTCAGGCAAACAAGGACCGGAAGGCATCAAGAAAGCACTTCCAAAACTATCGCCAGAAGCGAGAAACTTGATCACAATAGAAAACGACGAGATGTCACATGGACTAGAACAGTCGTTGATGCTTGAAAAAGACTTGGCACTTGTACTAGACATACATCATCATTGGATACGTGACGAAGAATACATACAAGCAAACGATGACAGAGTCAAAAGAGTTATAGACTCATGGCGTGGCGTGAGACCTTCTATGCACTATTCATATTCCAGAGACGAACACCTTGCAGTTGCAGGACTGGGCGACAAAACACATACAGAGATGCATGACATCAAGATGTTATTGGAACGTGGTTGCAAGAAACAAAAACTAAGAGCACACTCAGATCTATTACCAAACAAGAAGGTAAATGACTGGGCACTATCATTCTCCGAAGAATTTGATATACAAGTTGAGGCAAAAGGTAAAAACATGGCCTCGGAACAATTATATAGACAACACCTAGATAATACTGTAATATATGCATCATGAGTACCAAAGAAAAAGAATTAAAGAAATTACACGAGAAAGTGGATCTGCTTAACAAAAAGGTAGATGAACTTACCACGAAGTTATCCAAACACATTAAGTTTATCGACTCAACCTATGATGGATTAAAAAATCCAATTGAAGCGGCAAGGAAATGGTTACGAAGATGAAACACAAAAGACTAGTAAAAACTTGTAGTTGGCAATTTTTGGGATTGGGTTGGTTTATGAGTTATGCTCTAGTAACAGGCGGAGACCTATGGTACACTTTTGGCCTTTCACTGGCAAGCATTCCAGCAGGAAGTGTGATGTTTTATGGTCACGAATGGATATGGGACAAAATTAAATGAAAGAGTTTAAACTCGTTGTAAAGGTTGGTGACAAGATATCCGTTGGTAGATTTAGGAATGTTGCCACAACTGTAAAAGGAATAGAACTTGACGAACACAGACAACCTGTTATAATAACAACAAAAGGCAAGAAAAAATTATTCACTTGTAGATTTGAGAAATTAGGTAAAAAATGAAAGAACTTTGGGTAGAAAAATATAGACCGAAACAATTAAAAGATTATGTTGTCAGAGATGAAGCACAAAGACAACAGATACAATCATGGATCACGGACAAAGCAATTCCTCACTTGCTATTGAGCGGTGCACCTGGCGTGGGTAAAACTACATTGGCAAAAGTGTTATTCCATGAACTAGATGTCAGCGGATATGACATACTAGAAATAAATGCTTCTAGAGAAAATTCAGTGGACACTGTCAGAGACAAGATTAACAACTTTGTACAAATTATGCCTTTCGGTGCATACAAATATGTTTTACTCGATGAGGCAGACTACATGAGTCCAAATGGGCAGGCGGCACTACGTGGCGTTATGGAATCGTACCACACATCAGCAAGATTCATATTGACTTGCAACTATCCCAATAGAGTGATACCAGCATTACATTCAAGATGCCAAGGCTTCCATATGGAGACAATAGACAAAACAGAATTCACGGCAAGAACCGCAGAGATACTGATTGCAGAACAAGTAGAACCAGATATCGAAACACTAGACACCTATGTCAAAGCAAGTTATCCTGATCTAAGAAAATGTATCAACATGATACAGCAGAATTGCAGAGGTGGAAAACTGATGCCACCGGCGACAGGTGATTCAGGACAACAGGATTACAGACTACAAATGGTAGAACTGTTCAAGCAAGGTAAGATTCAAGAAGCAAGGAAACTTGTATGTGCCCAAGCAAGGCCAGAAGAGTGTGAAGAGATATACAGATGGCTGTATGATAACTTAGATCTCATATCCAAAAACGAAGATCATCAGGATAAAGCAGTGCTAATTATCAAGCAAGGCCTAGTAGATCATTCATTTGTTGCTGATCCAGAAATAAATCTAGCAAGTGTAATGATTAAATTAGCAAGATTGTCAAATGAACAATAGAAAGGAAACATAAAACAATGCAAGGAATGAAATTACCTAAGGTAACATTTAAAGTAAGACAAGGTGATGTTGCGCCAGAAGGACCAGGATGTCCAATCGGTGGCACATGGGCAGACGTTTACACAGACGATTATTTCAAGGGCAAAAGAGTTGTTCTTTTTAGTCTACCTGGTGCGTTCACACCAACGTGTAGTTCTAAACAACTACCTGGCTTCGAATACAATTTTGAAAAAATCAAAAGCATGGGCATAGATGAAGTTTACTGTATGAGTGTAAATGATAGTTTTGTGATGAATGCTTGGGCAGAAAAAATGAATATCTGTAACGTAAAAGTTATACCCGACGGTTCAGCAAACATGACTAGATTTCTAGGAATGTTGATAGGAAAGAACCATTTAGGATTCGGAAACAGAAGTTGGAGATTCATGGCAGTTGTCAATGACGGTGTTATTGAAAAATGGTGGCAGGAACCTGGCATCAACAATGACGGTGAAGACGATGATCCATATGTTGAATCAACTCCAGAAAAAATGATAGAATACCTGGCCATCAAGAATTTGGTTGCCATAGAAAGCGAATAATGGGTGCAAAACACAACAAGAAAAGATATTTCTGTGTGAAGTACATTATCAAACCGGATAAGAAGTTTGATGAATTTGTTGAACTATCTAAAAAGAAGATAGGGTCCGGTAAGATGCTGGAATACACAGTGGTACTGGACCTAGTCAATGAGGAAGTGTTGAAATGTGAGTTGCCGGGAATACCTCTAGAAATGAGGGACAAGATGCCGTTCGATCAAGTTATGACACATTATCGAAAATGGTATGCTCAGGCTATTGACGAGTTTTTAGATTCTTAATTTCCGTACATACGTTTAAGTTTAGCCAACCTAGTCACTTTCCATAGTCTGGCGAGAACTCTCCTTCTTCTCCTGTCCTTTTGTTTCCTGATTTTTAACCAATTTTGATTCAACATATATAACCTTACCCTTTTGTCGTAAACATTCTTCTTCCGTATTTGTTTCCATAGTTTCCTTTGCAATAAAGGTCGCATTTGTAGGCTCTTGTAAAATATCATATGGCTCCTCGTTTATTGTTTTATAGTGTGATTCAATGTGTCTGTGATGTCGACTCATGTACAAATATTTACGATTGCTTATACTGAGATATATTAGCATTTTACTAGGGCAACAAAACTTTCATAAATACAATTACTATGCATGATGTAATCGATATAATCAAAAATGTACAAAATTTGTACGGTGTGGGACCTACCCTTACTATACTCAAAGACTTCGAAAGAGTCATTGAAGAACTCGACATTTATGTCTTCAAGAATTGGGAAGATGGAGAATTGCTTTCCGGACCAACAGATGCAAGACATTTTGTTACCTGTTCGTTCATGTGGCCAGCAGACAAAATGCCAGATCCTGCAGGTGGCAAGAGACTACTTGACAGAGGTTGCAAAGTATCCTATGGCAAAGACGAACTATTAAAACCAAGAACAATAAAAAGTCCAGAAGATTACAGACCAGGCACACAAAAAGGAAAGATCGACGCACACGACATTTGGGTGGTAGAGATCAAGATGCCCAAAGAACTAATAGGTAATTTTAAATTTGGTAAGCAGGACCTAGACGTGGACCAAAACTTACCAGGCGATATGGGTGGAGACCTAAATATACAAGATGCAACTTAAAGAAGGATTAAAAGCAGGCGACTTAGAAGGCGTTGTAAACAAACGTTTTTCAGTGGACCAGTACAAGTCTAAAATGGGAGAAGACAGGAACATCATGGTTCTTGCATTCACCGTTGACAGCCTAGCACCTGCAAAAGACTTAGAACGTTTCGCTGAAACAGGATACAAAGAAGTTTTAGACGCAGACGCTACACCAGGAACACTGGAAGATGGCAAACACAGAGTATTCATAGAATTTGCTAGACAGGAAAGTGTCGACAGACACATTGCCAGTTTCTTAGAAGATCTAAAAAAACTTACAAACATTGACCAATTTGAATTCACCTATCATAAGAGACCGGTGCCTTTCATAGCAGATGCTAAAAACCTAGCAGACGTATTGCCTAGGACACCAATAGCATACAGTCAAAAGATTGGCAAGTTAAGATTAGGTGAAGTAAAAGATTTCTTTGACAAATTTAATATGCTCGACTTTAAACTAGAGAACAACGTGATCTCAGTCGTTAAGCCTGGACATAAGGAACAATTAAAATTTGAGTTACATAAGTTTGGAGCCTCACAGGAGATTATGAAAGAAGTAAAAGCATTCAAAATCGACACAGAGGCAATGAGCGAATGTATGTACCTATCAAAATATTTTGGACCTTATAACATCACAAAGACAAACGAAGAACAATTTGTCTTTAGTAAAGGTAACGAATCAGTTTTAGTGAGCAAATATAAATGGTAAGATTATCAAAAAATTTCAGTCTACAAGAATACACAAAAAGTCAAACTGCAACTAGGAAAGGCCTAGACAACACGCCAGGGGATGAGCACCTTGCAAAAGCAAAAGAATTGTTTGCTAATGTTGTGCAAAAGGTCAGAGACAACTTCGGAGTTACAGTTATTAATTCAGGGTATCGAGGACCTGCATTGAACGAAGCAGTTGGTGGTTCAAGTAAATCACAACACTGCAAAGGAGAAGCAGTCGACATCGAATGTCCAGGAACACCAAACTATGATGTGTGCAAATGGATTGAAGATAACTTAGATTTCGATCAACTCATACTAGAGTTTTACACGCCGGGCATACCGGACTCAGGTTGGGTACACGTGTCATACAAGGCAGAAGGCAATCGTAAATCTGTATTGACTGCTATGAAAGAAAATGGCAAAACAGTTTACAAAAACGGACTCATACAGTAATCCAGTAATTAAGTTTGAAAAGGACCTGGCCAAGTTTACAGGTTCAGGTTACGCAGTGGCGACCGACTGTTGCACACACGCGATAGAACTGTGTCTAAGACTAGACAATGTAAAAAAACTTAAAACATCCTGCTACACATACCTATCAGTGCCAATGACTTTTGAAAAGTTGGGCATAAAGTATTCATGGATTGATGAGATGTGGATAGGTGAATACCATCTCCAAGGCACAAGGATATGGGATAGTGCCAGATTACTTCATCCAAAGATGTACAGGAAAGGTCAGTTGCAGTGTTTGAGTTTTGGCAACGGCAAACCTCTGGACAACAAAAGAGGTGGTGCAATACTATGTGACAGCAAGGAAGATCATGTGGCTCTTAAAAAAATGAGTTATGATGGCAGAGATCCAGCAATAGAAAAATGGCAGGATCAGGAATCATTCAGCATAGGTTATCACTATAATATGCCATATGAACACGCAGAACAGTGCAGTAGATTACTAGAGCAATACATCAAGAAAGATGATCATTTGCCTAGGATAGAACATTACAAGGACTGTAGAACAATAAAGATAAAAGGTTAAATACGTATATTATGTTTGGAAGTATTAGATTAATATTCACAGTTCTTATCATCTCCGGTATTGCAGGAGCGGGTATGTATGTGATGAAATTGAGAGCAGACAATGCCACACTCAAAGCAAATCAAATACAATTAGAAACTGCTATCACCGAACAGAACAAGGTGTTA